AATATCTCGCCATCGGAGCCTTTTTTCCATCTAACAAAGGTATGTATACGCGTTCTTCTGCGTTTGCTTTGTGCCATTTTAATGTATTTTCGGTTATATAATTTGCGCCAAGACCTTTGCTCATTAAAGCAAATTCTTTACTCCTATCGTCGTGCTGGTGCATTGGTATTTTAGCGGCTTTTGATATGTATTTTAAAGTATAACCGATAGATGCATCGGTTATAGTTCCTACATGTATTTCGCCAATCTTTTTGTTATCTAATGCCCAAGCGCGTTCGAAATAATTAATATCAGCGTTGAATATAACTATATGGTAATGTGGTCTTAATGTCTGACCGCCATACTCTCCAACGGCGTAATATTTTATAGATTTGTGATTTTTTCCATGACATTTTCTTAATCTTTTAAAAAATTTTTGAATATCTGTCTTTTTTAACGTCATATACCCTTTTTGTGTAATTGGTACGTGTTCTGTGTCGTAAGTTAAAGTTAAGAAGTGAGCGGATATACTCCGCTCTCCTTCCTTAACTAATCGTACTGACCAAGTACTTGCCCTACGTCTTTTACAATTTAAACACTTTGAACATGGGACATAATGTCCTCCGTTTTCCTCTTTTAACTGAAAAGGGTTTAAACATTGTGTAGACACTAGAAGCTTGGTGTTCCGTATTTAGGCATTGGTCTAATTGCCTGAATTTTATTGTATACATGGCAGTATAATGGGTCTTCACCTTCATCTACTACTGCAAATATACGTGTTGTATCTGCTGGGTTACATTCAACAAATGTTGAATTTAGTGAAGGTTGTGTTTCAAATATACGGCCTAAGTGCCAATATTTTAGATCTGTTCTAAATTCACCTGCAACTCTTGAAGGCATGAATTTATATTCACTATAACGAGGTACATAACCAAATGTGTCATTTGCTGTAGATGTATATGCATAAAGCTCGTTATTAGTTACTGGTTGCTCGCCAATATTTGCAAATGAAGGAAAATAATAGTCTAGTGTATCATTTTTAAGAAATGTCTTTGGAATTCCTTGTTGATATGCAGTTTTAGGCATAACTGACATAATACCAATAATATAACCGTGTTCTTCACAATAATAAGAACCACTTTTTCCACTACTAATTGATAATCCATGTCCGGCCATATTGCCTTGTGGTAAACCATCTGTTTGACCAGTTGTATTGAGAACTTCGCTTACAACAACTGGTGTTTTTACTCCAGTAATATATTCTGGACGTTGTAATCTTGCGTCTGAACTTCTTACTCCAAAATGGCTTAAAATACTTTCAATATATCTTGTACCGCCTCTAGCGTTCTTTTCAAGCCATTCTTGTAATCTAAATGCACGACGTAAATCATTGATAGTCGTTGGTTCTATTTCTGCATTTGATGTGTCAGCATATAAACTATCTGCTGGTACGTCGGTACGACCTCCTTGAGCTGCTACGTTAACACTTGAAGGTGTTCCGTTTAGTGATGTTCCAGATGAACTATTTAAATACACTGGTAAATCACCTTCTACTAATCCAATAGGTATATCTACTGCAGCACCTTTTTGTGCAAAAGGTAATGATGCTGTAAAATAATCATGTTCCCATGCTCTATTACGAAGTTTAATTAAACCTTCTCTTTTACCTCCGCCAGTATTATTACTACCGTCTGTTAATTTGTAATCTACAGGTGCTTGTAAATTTTGGTCTCTATAATATTCATTATATATACACTGATATGCTGCTAATGGTAATGCATTTACTGGTTGTACAACTCCACCAGTTGCTGGTGGTGGTGGTACACCTAAATAATCTAAAAAATTAAGTCCAGCTTTTAATGTTGGGTCATCGTTCCAATCTGATGCTACATTTAAAAATGGAGCTACTATGCCTGAATTTGCATCTGTAATAAACTTTTCCCAATTCGACCATAAAATACGATTTGGTACAAAGAAATAATGCATACTAACGTCCATTCTGTGCATTACTGGTGCAATAAGTGGTGCAAATCTTACTAAACTTTCGCATCCAAGTGTAAACTTGTCGCCTGGTACACACTCCAATGTTAAAATTGGTGTCAATTGGCCCATTTTTGTTGATAACTTAACATCATGGGATAAATCAAAGCTATTTTTTTGTGGCTTTGTTAACTTAATACTGTTGAATAAGTTTTTCATGTTTGTTTTTTGTTTTTAATTGTTTATAAACGGGTTCCACCACGTTGGATGTAATAATTACGGGCTACTTTTCTGTATCCGCCTTTTCTTTTTCTTGACATTCGTCGTTTCATTTTTTAGGGTTTTATTGTTAATAATTATTTGCCTTTAAATATTCGAAGTATCGATGCAGCGGTTTGTCCTACTATACCCATTGCTTGAATTTTCTTCATAAATTCATTTTCTTGTTGTTGTGTAAGAACTTTCTGACCTAATAATTGATTTGCAGTAATCATGTTAATAATTTGTTGTGCACTTTCGGCTTTTTTTTGTTGTGATAATTGCGTACCCGCAATTAAGTTTTGTATTTTAGGGACAATTAATTGTCTTTCTTTTTGTATAGATGTAATTCTTTCTTCTGATTGTCTATATTGACTACCTTTTAATAAATTACTGATATTCATTCCTTCACGTCTATATGGATCTGTTGATTTGAAAAAATCTGTATATACATTTTTCCAATCTGTTTCGCTATTAGCTTTTAAAGTTTGAGCTTCTATTAACTTTCCAGTTTTTTCCATGTTTTCATTCTGTAAACGAGCAGCATCCAAAGAATATTGTTTTCCTAATATATTAAAATCTTGTGGGTCTGCTTGTGGTGATACATAATTTGGCGCTTTCGCTTCTGGTGTTTTTATAGGTTGTGCAGTAGTCATTTGACCGTATATAAGATGTGGATTTAATCCAGCCTCTTTAAATCTAGTCATTTGAGCTTCTGGACTATTATACTGGTTTTGTCTATTCCAATCTGCTAAAGCATCTTGTCTTTGTGTATTATACATTTCTAAGTTGCTCTTTTTTTGTGCTCTATTAGTTAATAATTGAGCGCCGGCGTTGGCGGCTGCTATTGTTGTTCCTATGTTTTTAGCTGCAAAGGCGCTGCCTATTGCTTTTCCTGCTAATGCTAAGAATGCTGGTAAGGGCATGATATTAAGGCTTTGTAAAGTCGGCCAAATAGGCCTCTTTGTTTGAATGTAATAATGTTTCTTGGTTTACGCGTCGATTGCGTTCGTTCCAGCGTTGCTGCGTGTTTTTTGTTTTTATGTATTTGTGTCTGCATTTCATTTAGACTTTGAGTCGTTTTTTTCTAAACCCCTGAAAGCAAGTCGGTTTTCGCTTTTTGGTCGCCTTGGGTCATCCACTTCGTTACTTCCCTTGGCTCCCCTTTAGCTTCCACCGCCTTTGCTTTTCTTAGGGTGGGGGGTTTATACTCCTTAAATACTTTTTTTCGTTGACTTGGTGTCAACTAGCACTAATATATCAAGTATTATTAGTGCTTTGCTGACGCGCTTCGCTTGTCTTGCGCTTTGCGCGAGTTGGATTAATCCAACTCACTCAAAACGCCGTTTTGTTCCTCAGAGCTAATATCTGATATTTTTTGTAAATCTGAATGTTTTTTTTCAGATTTCAAAGTTTTTTGTAAACTTTTTAATTCTTCTTGGTATAACTCACGATATTCTTGCCTTTCTGCAAGGTCAAGAGTTCGTATGTCTGGCATGTCATTATAATCGTCTCCTTGTTGCCAGATCGGTGTTCTTTCGCCTGAAATCGGTAATCCTCTTGAATAACGCTCAAGAATTGTGCGAATAGGCATAGACTGGTCTGGTACTGTTTCGCTAGGCTCATTGTTCACTTCTCCTGTGAAAAGATGTGCTTTTCTGTTTAAATAAGTTTTTATCATTTTTTAAATTTTTAAATGTTCTTTTTTGTTCAATTTACGCATACTATCGTAAATTTTCTGTTCGTTAAAAAATTGTAGACTGTTGCCATGTTCCTCTACTAATAAATCTTTTGCTTCGGATGCTTTCTTCTGGAAGTAATAAGAAATTCGTTCCTTCTCGAATTCGTCGTATATCCTCAGCTTGTAATATCTCGCCATCGGAGCCTTTTTTCCATCTAACAAAGGTATGTATACGCGTTCTTCTGCGTTTGCTTTGTGCCATTTTAATGTATTTTCGGTTATATAATTTGCGCCAAGAC